ACACGCGCGCGGGAGCGAGGAGCAACGTGACGATGAGATGGTAGTACAACAAAGTGTTGTAATTCCCACACGCGCGCGGGCGCGAGACTTGCCGCTTCCGGAACCGGTGCCGGAACCGCCAGGTTCCCACGCGCGCGCGGGCGCGACGGAATGACGCAATTGCGTCAATGGATGACGCATGGGTTCCGTTTTCGTTGATGCTACACACGCGCGCGGGAGCGAGACTATAAGAGGAAATACCTATGGGTAAACGCGGTCCGTCCAGAAAGCTGAACGTCGAATCTGTCCAGGTGGGCAAGCCCTGGGAAGCGCCGGGGCTGTCCAGGGCCGAAAGGGTGATCAGCTTCATTGAAACGCTTCCGATTACAAGCGGAAAGTTTGCCGGAACGAATATGATCCTGCGGGAATGGCAGAAGGACATTGTCCACAAACTGTTTGCGGTGGATGAAGATGGGAAGCGGATTGTCCGTCAATGCATTGTGACAATGCCCAGGAAATCAGGGAAAACTTTTTTGCTGGCAGCGCTTGCAATGTGTTTTCTTGTCGGTCCTGAAGCTGAGTCCCGAGGTCAAATCTATTCATGCGCGGTTGATCAAAGTCAATCTTCGCTTTTGTTTTCGGAAATGGAAGCGATGATCCTGCGTATCGATGAATTCAAAGAACGGATCAATATCAAGTCATTCCATAAGCGGATGGAAGATTCCGAAACGGGCACTTTATATAGGGCAATGGCAGCAACGCCAGCAGGTGCCCACGGACTTTCTCCTTCACTGGTGGTCTATGATGAAGCAGCGCAATCCAGGGATGCCCAGCTATGGGAAAACATGATCAGCGGCATGGGTGCCCGTGAAGAGCCGCTTGCGGTTGTGATATCCACAATGCCAGCGGATGAACTTCACTGGATGTATCAGCTGGTCACATACGGGCGGAAGATACGGGCCGGTGAACTGCCAGCAGATCCGAAGTTTTTATTGATCGATTATTCTGCTGATCTGGAAGATGATCCCTGGGATGAAAAGACCTGGTTCCGGGTGAATCCTGCCCTGGGTGATTTTCGATCCTTGCCAGAAATGCGCGAATTCGCGGAACGGGCGCGGAAGGTGCCCAGCCTGGAAAGAGTCTTCAGGTCACTTTATTTGAATATGCCGGTTTCCCTGGAAGAGCGATTCATAAGTAAGGAAGATTGGGATGCCTGCGCCGGTGATGCCGAACTGATCGGGCCTTGTTACGGCGGGCTTGATCTGGGCGCGGTGTCTGACTTGACGGGCCTTGCCCTGTTCTGGCCGGAAACGGGCGCGGTCCGGTGCTGGGCATGGATGCCGGGTGATCCTCCACTATGGCAGCGGGCGGAAACAGATCGGGTGCCCTGGGATGAATGGCAGCGGGCCGGGTTGGTGCAAGCCTTTGATGGGCGATCCACTGATCGGGCAGCGGTCGCCCTTACGCTATGTGATCTGGTCGGCCGCTTCGATGTAGTCGGGATCGGATATGACCGTTGGAGGATTGAAGAACTGATGATCCTGATACGCAACGAAGGCGGCGAGGTGCCCTTGATCCCTTTCGGCCAGGGATTCCGGGACATGGGCCCAGCCTGCGATGCCCTTTTGACTGCCACGCTTGAAGGCAAGATCAGGCATGGCGATCATGCGATCCTGCGATGGAATATGGCGAATGTGAAAATTTCTACTGATCCGGCTGGATCACGCAAGATGAACAAAGCCAGGTCACAAGGAAAGATCGATCTTGCCGTATGCCTTGCAATGGCGGTCGGATTGTCCGCCAGGGTGGAGCAGAAAGCGCCGGTCGAATTCGATGAACAGTCAATAATGATTTTATGAGGTGACACATGTTAAGCGATGTTTTGAAATTCAGGATTTACACAATGCTATGGAATCCGTTTCGTAAAGGGATGAATTGTCCATATTGCGATCATGCAGGGAACAGGCACTATGGGCAGCGGATAGTTGAAGGCGTAAAAGTCCGTTATTACAGGTGCGGGCAATGCTGGAAAACTTTTAATGCTGTGCAATTACATGAAGATGATCACATTGCACTATTTACTAAAATCGATAATAAGTCGCAAGATATCCGTCCGCTATTGCAAACAATGTGATCCTTTTTATACAGTCATGCCGGTTTACATTTTGTGAAAAATTTTGTGTCATGCTTTCCCTTCGCTCGGTAGTAATGGCGGGCCGTCGCGTCATTTATTAGCTGGTATCGGATTAAGACCGAAGGGATGACGCTCCTGTGAATCATGGAAATACCAGCACGGCGGCATTTATAGATCACATTCCAGAACCCAGCCCTCTGGATTGCGATATACGGTTTGAAATGTGTAAAAGGAGGAATCCACTTTGAAGAAGCGCGATATGCTTGCAAAGCGGGAACAGATCAAGGTTGAAATGCGGTCCATCCTGGATACTGCAAACGGCGATCTTTCTGCAGAAAGCGAGCAACGTTTTGATGCCCTTCGCGGCGAACTGGAATCCCTGGAAAAGACACTTCAGCGCCGGGAATACTTCGACGCCCTGGAAAAGCAGGTCGATCATGGCGATCCCGTCTTCGAAAAGGAAGAACGGAAATTTTCGCTTTGCAAGGCTATTGCTTATCAAGCGGGATTGAATGTTGATGCCGGTCTGGAAAAGGAAGTCAGTCAGGAATTGCAGCGCCGGTCGGGAATGAGTCCGCAAGGAATCCTTGCGCCTATGTCTGTTTTTGAAGTCCGCACGCCTGATGTGATCACTACTACCACGCCAGCAGCAGGGCCGGGAAGCAATATCACGCCGGTTAGCTACCTGGGCGGGCAGTATATCGATCTGCTGCGATCTGCCCTTGTGATCCGTCGTCTGGGTGCCCGCATCCTGAGCAATTTGACGGGCAATATCGATATTCCCAGATTGAAGGCGAGTGCATCCACTGGATGGGTCGCGGAAAATGCAGCGATCACTGCAAGCGATATGCAGTTTGACAAGCTTCAAATGACTCCGAAGCATTGCGGCGCCATGGTGGAGATCTCCCGGAACATGATTCAGCAGTCTTCGCCGGATGTGGAAAACCTGGTCCGCGATGACTTTGCAAAGCTGCTTGCCCGGTCGATCGATTCAGCTGCGATCAATGGCGGTGGTGCAAACGAGCCTACCGGCATTATTGCCACTTCCGGAGTCAGCACGGTTGACGTCAGCGGCGGGTGGACGTGGCCACTGATCCTTGAATTCATTTCAAAGATCGAAGCTGAAGATTCCACGCCCACGGCCTGGTTGATGCAACCTGCCCTGGTCAAGTCCCTGCGATCCACGCCGCGGGCCACGGCGGTTTACATTGCCGATGGCGATGAAGAGCCGGTCGATTCCAGTTATCTGATGAATGAAGCGCGATCCCTTGCCGGATATCCGGTCGCGGTGTCGAACCTGGTTCCGGAAAATATGTGCATCCTCGGAAACTTCGCGGATGTGCTGATCGGGTACTGGAGCGCCTTCGATCTTTTGACAAATCCTTTTGCTGAAACGAGTTATGCAAAAGGCAATTTGCTTGTTCGTGGGATGTGTACGGTTGACGTAGGAATTCGCCACAAGGAATCCTTTTGTATCAGCGATCTGGGCGACTAGATCACATTCTAAACAAATCCGGGAAAGCGGGCGGGCGGTGATATCCGTCTGCCCGTTTTTTTTGTGAGGGTCACAATATGAAAATGGAAAAGCGGATCGGTGAAATTCGATCCATCGATGGGCGAAAGCTGATCGGCCATGCTGCGCGATTCAATACGCCTGCGAAGATCGGCAGCTTCGAAGAGGTGATCTTGCCGGGCGCCTTCCGGTCAAGTCTGGAATCCGGTCAAGATGTGGTCGCCCTGGTGGATCATGATCGGGGCAAATTGCTTGCCCGGATGAAGTCTGGAACGCTTCGCCTGCGTGAAGATGATCAGGGCCTGGCGTATGAGATCGATCTGCCAGAAACGAGCCTGGGCAATGATCTGCTTGAAATGGCAAGGCGGTCTGATCTGGGAGGCATGAGCTTCGGATTCATTCCAGAGCAGGGCGGCGAGTCCTGGGAAGGGCGATCCCGTAAACTGTCAGCGGTCCGCCTGTACGAGGTTTCGGTGGTGCAATGGTTGCCGGCATACCAGGGAACGTCAATCAATGTCCGGTCTGGAAGTCCACGGTTACGGAAGGCGATGATGTACATGGAGACAATCACATGAGTATATTAGACTACTTCAGATCAAAGCCTGAGCAGCGAGATATCGATCCTTCATGGTCGGCATTGTCAAACTTCGGGCAATACGGCGGGCCGGTGTCGCCGGTGGCAGCGGAAAACTTGTCAACGGTGCTCTGTGCGGTGAACTGCGTATCGTCGGCAATCGCTTCACTTCCGGTCTGGATTTATCAGCAGCGCGGCGATCGTCGGGATGTGATCACTGATCATCCATTGAATCGATTGATCAAGCGCGGTGCGAACGAGCACCAGAGCTGGTCGGATTTTATCGAATGGTTAATGTCTTCGGTCCTGCTTCGCGGAAACGGTGTCGCGCGGATCGTCCATGATCGGGCCGGGCGGATCACTGAGCTTTGCCCGGTGCCCTGGGATCAATGCAATGTGACTTTGCTTCCGTCTGGGCAGCTGCGATATGATATCACGCTTGCGAATGGCCAGGTAATGCGCCTGGGCGCGGAAGACCTGGTTCACGTCCGGGACCGAAGCGATGATGGAATCGTGGGCCGGTCCAGGCTATCCAGGGCAGCGGGCGCCGTGCGAACGTCCATGGCGATCCAGGAATACTCGGAGCATATTTATTCAAATGGGGCCAGGCCCAGCGGTGTCCTTTCCCATCCAGAACGGTTGAGCAAAGAGCAAACGGATTACCTGCGTACGCAATTCGAAGCATTACATGCTGGTACTGGAAACGCTGGGCGGGCGGTGGTCCTGTCTTCAGGGATCGAATTCAAGCCCATTTCTTTTTCGCCGGAAGATTCCGAACTGCTATCCAGTAGGCGATTCGCAACGGAAGAAATTGCGCGAGTCTTCGGCGTGCCCTTGCCCTTGTTAAATATATGGGATCATTCAAGTTTTACGAATTCAGAGCAGGCTCAGAGGTGGTTCAGCAGCTTCACTTTGCAGCCATGGTGCCGGAAGCTGGAATTGGAAATCCTTCGATCCTGCTTCACTGAAATGGAAGATGATTTGATCCTGGAATTCGATCTATCCGGGCACCTTCGCGGCGATCATGCCCAGAGGTGGGCCGGATACAAAATTGCGGTCGATGCGGGAATCCTGGATGTGAACGAAGTCCGCCTGAGCGAAGGATGGTCGCCGCGCGAAAAGGAGGTGAATGCTGATGCCTGATCCTGAAGTAAATGAAGCCCTGGAATCGATGAAGCTTTACATGCGGGTGGATCACGATATCGATGATGCCCTGATCGAATCCATGATGGAAGCAGCGGAAGCCCTGATCAGGGAAATGTGTCGGATCGATGATGAAGACGAACTGGAAGATTATCCGAAGCTGGTACAAGCCCAGCGGTTACTTGTTTCGCATTTCTATGATCAGCGGTCGGTGGTCGATCACTCTAAACGAGGTGGACTTGCCCAGATGCCCTGGGCGGTGGATGCACTGCTTGCAAATGATCGGGCAATGTCATTCTAAGGTCAGCGGGTAAACTGCTTTCAAATCCCTGGATTTATTCAGGGATTTTTTTTTGTGAAAATGCTTGACTTTTATCAAGAAAAAAGATTATCGGTTTGACGTGCATAACGCTAAACGTTTTACAAAGAGGTAAAGGAAATGGCTAAAAGAATGATCGGCGTCAGGGTTGAGGATGAATTCTGGGATGAACTTTCAAAGCTGGCATTTCTTGCCGGAAAGTCCAGGTGCCGGGATTCAAGGAAAATCTGGAATGGGTACAGTCAAAGGGTGTGCGCGATCTGAAAGCCCTGAATGGCAATGTTGCCTTTATGGAAGATGAAAACCTGAAGGAGGGATGATCGATGAATCGCAAAATGGAAACCTTTATCAATGAACTGCGGAAAGAACTGATGTGTTCTGCTGATCCTGAAAAGATTCACGAAGCATTGCAGGAATCAGGGATCGGGCCGGATAACGAGAAATGGAAGGTTTACAAGTCATTCATGGGATTCTACTTTCCATTTTATGAGTCAATCGAAGAGATTGATAAGTATATCGATTCTGTCGAAAATTTATTCTATAAGAATATCGCAATGCTGGAAAAGAAAAACAGCGATTACGATTATTCTTTCAAAAAGCTGCGAGATGACTTTATTCCCAGATTGAAGAAGCTTCGGTCTGATATGATGGAAGCTGATGGGTATTTATGGCATGCGCTTCATGGTGATATGTACGAAGAAATCTATTGCCCTATCGAAGAGCATATCACTGACAAATATGGCAGCGAGGAATTCAGGAAGGAGCATAATCCTTTCGAGGTGCAGTCATGAAAAAATTCAAAGTCAGCTTCATGCATCAAGATTCGATGCTTCGCGATGAAGGGTCAATGATCATGGCAGCGGATAACGCTTATCAAAGCATGTGGAAGTTGCGGGAACGATTCCGGAAGATGGGATATCAGGTGATCCTTGATCAGCAGGAGCATGATCACGCGGCGGGCGGGATATTCTGGGATAACGGGATGGAATTCGTCCGCGTCGGGTGGTGCAAGTCCGAACTGGTCAGCGATGACGAGGAGGTGTGCTTTGTTAAAAGAGGCAAGTGAAAAATGCGAAAGCCCAGATGCGGGATCATCTGGGCCTTCAATAAAAGTCACATTCTGGCAAAACATTTCTGGCACAAAACGGCGTGAAGGTCAAACTTCATGGCCGGAATTCTGCGCCTGGGTGGAAACGGTGAAGCCGGTCCAGGTCAAGGAATCTGCGCCACTGATCAAGCTTGCCCGATTCGGTGATCGGCGGTCCGACAAGGGATCACTTCGCAACAATGGCAATGTGACCGAAGTCCACGGGATCGAAGGTGATATCGATTCCGGTGAACATTCACTGGATCAGATCAAATCCATGCTGGAACGGTGGCATGTCAAAGCCCTGATCGTCACTTCATTTTCACATACTCCGGAGAGCCCACGCCTGCGGGTATTCTGCCCACTGTCAGCGCCGGTTCATCCGTCTGATCGTCGCCACTATTGCGCGATGCTTAACGGTGCCCTGGAAGGTGCCCTTGCGCCGGAATCCTTCAAGCTGAGTCAGAGCTATTTTATCGGCGGCCGCGTCGGCGGTGCGTATCAGGTCGAACATACTTTTGATGATCCCGAGGATGGCGGATACCTGGATGAGATCACCGAACTGGAAGAGGTGATGAACTTCGGCGGCAGCCAGGAAGAAGCGCCTTCGGAATGGCGGTCGCTTGAACTGGTCCTGGATTACGGAAGCAAAGCGCCGGAAGAGAAGGTCGAAGTCCTTGCCCTATCAAATCCGCGATTCGCATTGTCATGCGGCCGGCAGCTGCGCGATGATCTGAAAGATAACAGTCCTAGCGGGCATGATCAGAGCCTTGCGGCGATCTGCATCAATGCCGGGTGGAGTCCGCAAGAAGTTTGTGATCTGCTTGTCAATATCAGGGCGGCCAGGAATGAGCGCCGGCATTGTCTCGGGTACTATCAGCGCACAATCTTCGGAGCGATCCAGTACATTGCGAAGATGCAGGAAAAGCGGAAGCCCGTCCGTCCGCCTGATGATGTGTCGATCAGCGATCTGGTTGATGCAGCATATTCGGGCGAAAAAGGATGTGCTGATCTTATGATCCGCCTGTATCAGGGCCGATATTGCTTCGATCATGCTGCTGCGATCTGGTATCGATTCATGGGCCACTACTGGCAGCAGGAAGAACTGGAAACGCCCTTGCGGGAATGTGATCGTATCCAGGGAATGTTCACATGGGCGCGGGATCAGCTGGATCGTGAATGGGATATCGAATCGAAAAAGAAAGCTGCTGGTCCGTCTGATTCGGAACGGGCAACTATTGAAGCCCGGATGAAGACACTGGAAAAGCAGATGAAAGCCCTGGGCAATGTGATCAAGAGCCTAAACGCCCTGGGATTCCGAAAGCATGTACTGGAATTCGCGGCGGTCGGTCCTGATTCCCTGGGCATTACAGGCAAGGAGTGGGATTCTGATCCCTGGGTACTGGCATGTAAAAACGGGATCGTCGATCTGCGTACGGGATCACTTCGGGCCGGCCGCCCTGAAGACTATATGACGGCGGCATGTCCCACTGAATATGATCCTGATGCTGCATGTCCGAACTTCGAGAGATTTATATCTGAAGTCCTTCAAGATGATCCAGACCTGGTTCACTTCATGCGGTCCGCGTTAGGTGCTGGTCTGATCGGTGATTCCGTTTACAAGCAAGTGATCCTGATCCTGTATGGGAACAAGGGCCGAAACGGCAAAGATTCGCTTGAATCTATTATCGGCCATGTCCTGGGCCATGCTGTATCTGGATCGATCCAGGGTGAAATGCTGCTAGATTCCGGTCGATATGGAAAGCGATCAAGCCAGGGTCCTTCTGCTGATGTGATGGCATTGCGCGGGATGCGCCTTGCATGGGCAAAGGAAATATCTGATGGTCGCAAGTTTGATGTCGGTCGCGTGAAGATGCTAACGGGTGGCGGGAAGCTTGTTGCACGTCCGCCATTCGGGAAGCGCGATATCCAGTTTGATCAGAGTCACATGATCATATTGCACACAAACTTTCGCCCACATGCAAATCCAGATGACAACGCATTCTGGAAGCGAGTCCGCACGGTGCCCTTCACTTTGACTTTTGTCGATAATCCGAAAGAAGCACATGAACGGAAGAAGATCGAAGGCATGGCGGATAAGCTGAAGCCGGAAGCGCCGGGAATCCTGCGATGGTTGATCGATGGATGCATCGAATACCAGAATAACGGGATGCCAGAGCCGGAAGCGGTGAAGAGGGCAAATGCGGAATATGTTCAGGATGAGGATATCATGGGCCACTTTATCGATGAATGTTGTATCGTCGGGAATCAATTCAGCGTCAACGCCACTGCCCTTTATCATGCCTATAAGACCTGGGCAACGGAAGGGAATCATCGGCCTATGTCGAATACTGCATTCGGGCGGATCATG